TCGTGATTGGACAGGGAGCATGGGGCTTGCCGGGGCTGGGTCAAAAGAAGCAATGGCTGTCGATGATGTCTATGATACCTTCTATTGTACCTATGTTGTGTATTCTACAGGAATGTCCGCATTAAAGATAGATCCACAGGCCCCAAAAGTAATTTCTATTGATGTTAGGTCGGTGAATGAGGGCGGGGATATGTGGAGGACAGAAAAATATAAAAACAATCAAAATGGTTCAGATAAATATTATTTTAATTTAAATTTTCCTAGTGATTTTGTGGAAGAAAAAGGAGTTAGTGGCAAAGACCCTTTTTGGGAGCATCGAGATCCAGAATCCAAAAAGATTTATGGAAATGTATTAATAAAATTTGTGATCCCTCGTATTAATTCAGTATCGGGTGATATGGTTTTTTTGGGTTCGGATACAATGACATATGACATGATTACTTATGGGGGTATTTCCTGGCGAGCAGGTGAGGGAACGCCAGACCCGGTTATTAGTTTTGACTTGTCTGACTCTGAGTTTATATTTGAAAATAATCAAAATTTGTCTATATCTATCGAAAATTCTGGAATCGTTCTTGGCGGCGGCGGATCTGGCGGCAAAGGATCTAAGGCTGGTAGTATTTATGGATTACCCACAGAAGCATATGGCGGCGGAGGTGGCGGAGCGGGTGGTGGATCGGGTATTGTAGTCACACCCGAAGAAACAACTGACGGGGAACATCGAGGAGTTGGTCGAGGTGGATCTGGTTGGGCCAGGGGTGGCGGCGGAAACTTTATTCTTGGGGCCAATCCCCTGGAGGCAGAAAAGGGCAACAGTGGCGACGATTTGGGTTTTGTGAATCTCAACGACGCGAGCCCGGGGCTCCAGTTCACTACTAGGTTTAACCTGTTCGCCTTAAATCCGAATGGCGGGGCTGGAGCAACACAGGCTATTGCTGCGCCAGATTCTTCCTATATATCTTCCAATGAACCCGGCAAGGGTGGAAATGGCGGCTCTGTATTTTCCTTTAAGCTAAGTAGTCAGGGCAATGCTATTCCCCAAATTGAAATAATTAATAAAGGCGCACCAGTAGGTGAAACTGGCCTCATCAACACGGGTGGACTTATGGTGTCCGGTGGTGGTGGTGGTGGTGGTGGAATGGGACGCATGGGAATTGATGGCTCCGTGGGCCACGTTGACGGGGCCCCCGGGGCCCTCCCGGGAAAGCATGGAAATGTGACTCAGGGTTCCCCCGCGCTTACTTCTGCGGCACTAACCTCCGAGAGAACTCTTTTTGCAGGGGGAGCAGCAGGATTTTTGGCGACCGGAGTTCCAGCCGGATCTATTACAGTCATAAACGAATCTCCCCTTTGGGCTATTAGGGCACGGGGTAAGCTTCAAACCACAGCAGCATCGGCTACTCCAGACACATATGGTATTGATTTGCTTAATGGAACGATAAAATATTAAAGAAGACAATTGCCCTAAATATAACATAAAAGGAGTGTCTGTATAAAATGGCAAACAGAAATAGAGATATAACAATAGATCAGGGTGCAGATTATTCTCAGACATTTGTGCTATACGATTCCCCTGCGGCAACTACTAAAATGACTATAAATAATCCCACACAATGGGTTGCAAATGCACAAATGAGAAAAAGCCCCAGTCATACAAAATCAGCCTTGACATTTGTGACAGATATGACCGACGCCGGAGCAAGTTCTAAAATAACAATTACTGCAAATGGCACAATCACAAAATCAGTCAAGGCCGGAAGATACCTGTATGAAATTGTTCTTACAAATAACTCAGTAGACTTCGGTCCAAAAACAAGAGTTCAAGAAGGAATTGCAACGGTAACCCCATCTGTGGAAGTAGGGTCCATGTACACAATAAATTCTACAGGCTATGATGATTCCACAAATTACAGCTAGGGAGAACTTTAAAAAAAATGTCAACCCCAACAAACAGAGAAGAGTTTAAAGACTATTGTCTGCGAAAATTAGGACACCCTGTCATTGAAGTAAATGTTGATGATCTTCAAATGGAAGATCGTGTTGATGATGCGCTTCGATTTTGGCAGGAGTATCATTTCGATGGCACCGAGCGTGTGTTGCTGGCACATAAAATTACTCAAACTGATATAGACAACAAGTATTTAACTCTTACTGACAATCAAAATAGTTCAATAATTGGAATCAATAGACTCGTTGGGTCTTCGGACCAGACATCAAATATGTTTTCTGTCAAATATCAGATGGCATTAAATGATTCTGCAACATACAGCACAATAGGTTCGGTGGGAATGGCAGATTACTTTCTTAGGATGTCTAATTTAGAAATGGTTGATGATTTATTGAATGGGATGTCTGCTTTGCGGTTCAATAGAAAAACAAATAAAATTTATATTGATTGGAATTGGGCATCGGATGCAGTAACGGATAAGTATCTTGTGATGGAGGCATATCAAATTGTGGATGGAACTTCATATACAGAAGTTTGGAATGATTCTTTTTTAAAAGACTATGCAACGGCACTTATCAAAGAACAATGGGGAATGAATTTAAGTAAATTTGAGGGAGTTCAATTACCCGGTGGAGTGACATTAAACGGAAGGGCAATTCTTGATGATGCAAAGGCAGAGATAGAAAGATTAAAAGAGCAAATGTCCTTGCAGTATGAGCTTCCTATTGATTTTGCGGTGGGGTAATATAACCAATGCCCACAAACATTTATACAAACAATTATAAAAATACATCAGAACAAAATCTTGTCCATGATTTACTCATCGAGAGTATTAAATTTTATGGCATGGATATGTATTGGCTTCCCCGAAGATCGTCGGCGACCGCAGATCAACTTTTTGGAGAAGATTCGCTTGCAAGTTTTGAGCAGGCATTTCTTCTTGAAATGTACATCAAAAATGTTGAAGGATTTGAGGGTGAAGGGGAGTTTCTTTCTAAATTTGGTTTGGAAATCAGAGATCAGGCAGTCTTTACTGTTTCCATCAAACGGTTTGAACAAATTGATGCTCATCGAGTTTTGCCAGAAGGAGCAGGCACAACTCCATTTGTTCGCCCACGCGAAGGGGACTTGATATATTTTCCATTGAACGGTAAATTGTTTGAAATTAAATTTGTGGAACATGAATCAATTTTCTATACTGCCGGGACTCTTCCAGTATACGATCTTCGGTGTGAACTTTTTGTATATGATAATCAGACAATTTCTACAGGAATCGAAGAGATTGATTCGATTGCCACAAAATACAAGGCTGCAACTACCCTGGTGGGCACGGGAAGCACAACTGTAGATAATGATATGATTGAGGCAGCCGCAAACACGATTCTTGACTTTACAGAAGAAAATCCCTTTGGGAGCTTTTAATCAATGTTAGCAGACACATATTCACATGGACTAATTCGAGATTATGTTATTTCGTTCGGAACCCTATTTAATAATCTTAAAATTAATCGCCGACCAGCAAGTGGAGAAACTGAAAACACAATTGCGGTGCCTTTGGTGTATGCCGCAAAGGACAAGTATCTGGTTCGCATTGCCGAGGATCTTGGTCTGAACAAACCCATTGCGACTACTCTTCCCAGGATGTCATTTGAAATGACCTCGTTTGCATATAACTCTGGAAGAAAATTAAATACCATGCACAGGACTTTGAAGGACAACATTGCGGATTCGTCTTCTCCTTATTCTGCATTTACGCCGGTTCCCTATGACATAGGATTTAATTTACACATCTATGTCGGAAACGTTGAAGACGGAACCCATATCATAGAACAAATTCTTCCTTACTTTACTCCTGAGTTTACTCTGTCTTTGAAGAGTGCAACTGATATGAATTTGAATCTGGATCTTCCCATTATATTGAATGGGGTGAACATGGAAGATACCTACGAAGGCGGCTTCGATGATAGTCGCGTGATCTCATGGACATTGGATTTTCTTTTGAAAGGAAGTCTGTATGGTCCGATCAAGTCTTCCGGCATCATCATGACCGCAAACGCAAACGCATGGGTGTTATAATATGGGTCAAAAGATTACGGCAAGAGAACTAGAGGATGCAAAGTTTAATAAGGCAAAGATTGGTGGTGGAGTTTCTGTCGTCGCAAACACCATTACTATTGCTGCGGCAGGTGGAATTTCTGGAACATCAACGCTGGCAGACAATACTGTTTTTGTTTCTACCTTTAAAGACCTGAGCATTAATTCTCTTCCCCGTGGAACCGCAACAACATTTGGTGAATGGGAAATGTGGAACCATGTTATGTTCCAAGAGCATACGGAAATAAAAACTCGCAACCCCAACGCAGCAGGATTAACAGACGGCAACGGGAGGTTCTTTGGGCCAAAGGGTAAGGAGATGGACTGGCTGGACAGCAATTATAATCCGTGGAGAAAAACAAAAGTTAATCCCTATTTTAACATTCCATTGAAGTTCAATGGCAGCGACGAGGCATTAAAAGCAAACAGCACGCACCCCGGAAAATATAGGTTGACCCGTGGTGACTTTTCTGGAGTGAGAATGAACGGAAGTGCGTCAAGAGCCCCCGATTCAGGTATGCAGAACGACTTCCCGGGCCCGCTCTGGACCACCGCTGGCGGGCCCCCGGAAGAACTTACAGGAACTCCCCGGTTTGTTTATTGGGAGGATTGGAGGGGGTGGAGAGATCAAATTCTTGGTGCCAGTGGTGAAACAGATGGCCCGCAATCAACTATGTCAATCATTGCCTCGGGACGTGGTTGGGGAAATTCTCTTGGTGTGTTCGGGGCATCTGGATATGGAGACAGAAGGTGGGATGGCAATCTCCGATTCCCGGGCGCTGTCGTCATGATTACTCCTCGCCATTGTATTTTTACATGGCATATGAGGCAACATATATTTTCACCAAGAACTTATACCTTTGCCGATGGGACACAGGGAATAAGGCCACTCAATGGGACTGAAGGGGTGGGCGCGGAACCAGGCCGGTGGGGAAATAATGTTATATTCTATACCGAAACCGGAGAAGAAGTTATTCGAGAAGTTATAGCAATTAAACAAGTCACAGGGCCTAACGATATTATGTTCGGCGAAGAACCCTGGGCTGAAGCTTACCCTGAAGGATTCACCAACCCAGCCCCGGACTTTGCCACCAGTGCCGGTTGCGATTATGGAATCGGATATTTAAGTGAAGAAATTCCTTCGTCTGTTAAACATTATAGAATACTTAGTGCGAATGATTATATAAATTATGGCGGGCCCGAGCAAGCCCCATATCCAACACAACCAATCGACGATTCATCATATTCTGTAGTGGATATTCTTGGGGTTAACTCCAACAAGGAAATTTATGCTGACACCATGTTATTTGGTATGCACACCAAACCTGCAGACTATTTTAACGCTCGACAAAATGAACCCAACGCTAGGCTTGGGACAGGTATGCTTTGGACTGACTGGTGGCCATGTCGGGGAGGATTAGCATCACGGGGCGGGCAGGGTTTTATTGGCGATTATCCCAGTGACACCAGGGGGACTATATATACTGCTGCAACTGCAGGACGAACACTGTCTCAATCACAGTATACCTCAGAAAAAATAAAACAAGAAAATAATATATTTCCTTTAGCCCCTGGAGAAACATCTCAGCCTGTTCCAAAAAGAGGAATTCCACAATATCAGCACGTTTTTTTTAA